GAGGATGGAGCCAAGTGGCATCTAATCCAATCGTTGGCTGGAGATCAGACAGATGGATACGCCGGAGTCCCAGGAATTGGGGTAAAACGTGCAGTATCTTTATTTGAAGAACATGGTTACAGTTGGAAAACTGTTGTCAAAGCATTTAAAGAGAAAGGTTTAACTGAAGATGATGCTTTAGTTAATGCTAGACTCGCACGTATACTTACAGCTAATGATTATGACTTCATCACAAAACAACCTATCTTATGGACTCCCACCACCGATTACCGAATTGACAACGGAACAGGACTTCAAAATGAGGCAGCTAGAACTACTACTGCCAAAAAATGAAGTAAAAAAAGAAGACATTATTACTATACTACTAGCACTACAGAAACAAAACTTTGTGCTAGTAAATTCACTCACCAATTTAGTTGAAAAATGGCCAAAGGTCCAAGCTACTATCAACGAGGTTCCTGCGATGTTTGGGATTTTATTAGAGAACAAAGACTGAACTTCCATCTCGGTAATGCTATCAAGTACATCTGCAGGGCAGGGTATAAAACAGATAGCAAGATACAAGACTTAGAAAAAGCTATCCACTACTTAGAGAACGAACTCCACCATGAAAAAGACCTTTATTTCAGAGCAAGCCAAGGAATTCCGTACGAAATACAACCTGCAAAACTCTCAGACTCAAGGGACACGTACATATCAGAAAAATCTGATTGTTGAAGAGTTCAAAGAATTTATAGAAGCTGATGGGCAACTATGGAGAAATAGTTTAGAACCACATGCAGAAACTTTAAAAGAACTAGCTGATCTAGTATATGTATGCTACCAATACGCTGAAAATATGGGATGGTTTCTAGATGAGGCATTAGACAGAGTACATCTAAGCAATATGTCAAAACTCGGAGACGATGGTAAACCAATATATAGAGAAGATGGTAAAGTATTAAAGGGTCCAAATTACAAACCGCCAAACCTAGAAGATTTAATTTAATGACCGCAGAACTTATCTCCCGCACTGGTCGGGTCCAATCATGGTTGGATAACCCAGAATCACGCCTACCCGTATCTTGTACGGTATTTGTCGTTGAGGACAGCATGGAAGGTCCAGAAGGCATAGAAGCCAGCTGGAGATTTGCTTCTCATGCCCTCAGACATGGGGCTGGGTGTGCAGTACACCTATCAAAACTCAGACCGAAAGGTCACGAGAATGGAAAAGGCTTAACAGCTAGTGGTCCAGTCTCATTTGCAAAAATTTATTCTACACTTAATGAAACACTCAGAAGAGGTGGGGTCTATAAAAATGGGGCGATTGTGGCCCATATGGATATTACTCACCCCGATATTGTTGAGTTCGTGCTCGCTCCCAGGTCTGAACTTCCCTGGATTAAAAGATGCGTCGATCTCAGTCCCGGAGATTGGAACACCACAGATCCAAACACCAAAGATGCCATTATCTACGGAATCAAGTCCGGGGACATCTGGCTTAACAAAATAAAATATAACGAGAAAGGAGAAAGAATTTATGGCAACGTCTGTCTTGAGGTTTACCTGCCCTCACGTGGAACGTGTTTGTTACAACATGTCAATCTCAGTGCCTGTCGTGCAGGAGACATCAAGCAGGCTTTCACTGAAGGTATGTCCCAATTGTGCGAGCTCCATAGTAGGACAGGTGTCGGAGCAACTGGAGAATATCTGCCAAGTGATATCGACCGCCAAGTCGGCTTAGGAATGCTAGGTCTGGCGAATTTATTAAGAAGATATAAGGTGAGCTATGACTCCTTTGGAAGTGCGTTGGCTAAAGTCAATGCCGGAGAGTCAGTTGATGGAGATCCCGCAGGTGAACTTGCTTGGCAACTTAAGCTGGGTATTGAGTCTGCAGCCACAGTGGCTCGCAATAATAGGATGGTACGGGCATTTGCTATCGCACCAACCGCCTCGTGCAGTTATAGAAGCAAAGATTTGGATGGCTATACTAGCACACCAGAGATCGCACCGCCTATCTCACGATCAGTTGATAGAGACTCTGGAAC